AGAAGCAGTATTGGGATCAGTAATAACTACCTGAATCCTGGCATATTCTTCCTGATTGCCCAAACTGTCTTCTCCATCAAAAGTAATCTGTCCTATAATATCAAGAGCAGCGGGGCTAGCAGAATTTCTGTATAAACAAAATTCAGGACCGGCAGCGGCACTAGCATCAGTACTTTCGAGGGATACTACACTACCGTCTACCATACCCTGTACAACAGATAACTCGTTTATAGCATCAACCAACACATTGTACCAGTAATCATATACCGGAAAAAATGGAGGATGATCTACGAAATTATCCTTAGTTAAATATTCTAAAGCCATATTTTTATTATATTAAATTAAACAATCATTGTTTTGAAAACTCATTTAAAGCTAGCTGATATCCCTGGGCATCCACCACAGACATATGAGCAAGAGTTACTGCTTCCTGCACTATATCAGAATGAACTCCCTCATTGAGAATGCAATTCTGAGTAGAACTTATAGGGTAGTTATCAGGATGTTCCACACCAATAATATAATAACCCGTAATAGCAGTGCCATCTGTTATAAAAACCGGGATGTTATTATATTGCAATACCCAGAAACCGTCAATGGTGTTCGGAGTTCTATAGGGATTATCAAGGTTCTTTCTATAGAAATCAAAACTAATCTTAAATAACGGTATGTTAGAAACACCGGCAGTAGTTGCATATTCATCCAGTATCCAGAAAAAATCAGAATTAAACTCTTTACCTACAGGAGGAACTACATTCAATCTTCTTGCCAGAGTACCGTCAGTATTTTTATAATGACTGTCATTAGTAAATACGACATAGTTATCCGATTGTATTAATTTCTCAATAGCAAGTTGATTAAAAGCATCTCTTGTAATACCATTAAGAAGGATGCGTCTTACAATCTTTCTCTGGGCAACAGTAAGAATGATTCCCCATTCAGTATTAGTAAAACCAGGAGCAGCACTACTATTAATACTTTCGTATAGTAGTTCCGCCTCCGTCCTCATCTCAGTAAAAGTCATTACTTAGCTAATTTAATTTGTGCTGCTATCTTAAGATACACATCTGCCTTTATCTCTTCGGCATTAGTCAAATAATCCACGAGTTCATTATATGTATACGAAACTCCTTCACCAGGAAGATCATACTTGTTTCTAGCTGTTTTTAAAATGGCTCCAGCCCTTATTCCCTGTAAAATAAAATTCTTTATCTTGCCTTTAGGATCATTAAATATCTTCAAAGCAAGGTCCACCTCACCTTCAATAACTTTCCTAACCTCTTTCTTAAGCCAGTCTTTCTCAGCATCTTCCGGTACATTCTTCATGTCGTTTTTCTCCATGTAGTATACTCCAAGAAAATCCTTCATGGCTTTAGCGGAATTCTGTATCGCACCAAGGTTAGTGTAAGCTTCAATAGTCTTATTCGTCTCAGTCTGTTCTTTCTCTTCGGTATATCCTTCTTCTACAAGAGCAAACCTATATTCACCTCTACTTGTTCTACTCTCCCAGTTGGGAGCTACCTGAGATTGTAGTTTCGTAACTCTGTATCTCAGATTATCAAGAGGATCTGCAAGATTGAAAACATACCCATCATGCATGAGGTTATAGTCTTTTATAACTTTTACAAAGAAAGTATGCCAGAAATTATCTTTCTTTTTGTTTACGTTAAGATCTATATCCAACTCTTTCTCAAAGAACTCTTTCTCCTCTTCAGAATCAAAAGGATTAGTCATGGCTCCAAGTCTATTCTTTGGTAACTGAAACCAGTTGCCTGCACCCTCATATTGAAAATATGCCACATGTTCCGGGGAATTTATCATCTTCCCACCTCTTACTACCGGTTTTAAATAGACTTTCTTGTTCTGTAGATACCCTTTCTTAAATGCTTCTTCTTTACTAATTGTACTCATTTTCTGTAATCTTTAAATTAAAACTAAAACTTTGATAGTTGGGGGGAGTTGAAGAACTCAACTCCCCGGGAACTATCAGGAAATATTAACGAAGAATAGAAGGAATAGCACGTGCAGTTTTCTACGGATTGGTAATCTTAACTCCACCGATGAACCCCTTAAACACGGAGTAACCATCAACGGAAGTAGCCATCATCCTGGGATCTGTACGTTTGTTATAGGGTGAGAATGGATCTCTAAGTCCCGGTATATAACCAAAGAACTCTTCTTCGTCTTTCACACTCACCTTGGAAATATTGGAAGTACCATTAGTGGTACCAACATCAAAGATGTCATAGATATATGAACTTGCAAGACCACCATCAGGATGCCTCATCGTGTTAGGATAACCATCTTTCATGGGATCTATGGTAAGTTTAAATTTGATACCATTGACACCTACATAATTCAGGAACTGACCTTCATCAAAAGTAAGCTTGCCACCTTCAGACTTAATGTTTACATTAGTGTCAAGATAGGTGATAGCATTAGCTTTGTTTACAGCATCCTTGTGGAACTGATATGCACCATACTCCCCTGTAGAGATAATGAATGTTCTCTTATCTTCAGGAATCTTGCCATAAGACATATCCATAGCAAAATCTGTAAGCATATCAAGACTGAAAGTGTTATAAGTAAGAAGGTTTCCATATTCCATCTGTTCAAAAAGACCGAACCCTGACCTTATGACATTGCCGGATTCCCCAACATGTCCAAAAGTATTATCAGGTAGTTTATTGGATTTGCCGTAACCAATGAGGCGAGCCTTATCCCTTTCAAACTGAACATAGAAATCCCAGCCTAGCTTATCTATCCAGCGGGTCTGCATCTTGCCATACTGATCAACGAAAGCAAAAGCAAGAGGCTTGTTTTTACCCTTGGAAATCATGTTACCGGGAACTTCATAATTCTTACGAATCATGGACAGAGTGTTCTCCATTTGGTATGGAGCAGTATGATGAACAGTGTTGCCTCTTTTAGAAAGCTCCTGCTCAACCATGCCGAACAGTTCTGACCACATGGTGTTAGCTGCAAGATCATCAGCAGTAACCCAGAGAGTATCATCCCCCGTAAACAGCTGAACTTTATACCTCCAGGTATTGGCAAACTGTACAGGATCTTCTGTTACTCTAAGCTGATATACTTCGGGCTTCTCTCCAACAATATGGGAAGTAGCTTCAAAATATCTCTCAGGAAACCACATATAGAAAAATCCCCTGTTAAGACCTGCAAGAGCAGCATCTGTCACAAGAGTAGCTCCAAGAGAATCTGTGGTAGCTTTCACAAGGGGAATGCTACGCTCGTCTGAACCCTGAAGGAACCAACGATAGACGACATCATCACCGATATACTCAGTAGGAAGACCATTGATAAAGGAAACAAAGTTATCGCTACCAACATTCAGTTCGTAGAGACGATTCATTGTCTTACTTATTATCTCAGGTTCCTGCATACCGAGCCAGCCAAGATGACTTTCCCTAGTCAGACCACTCCAGTGTTTAGGATCAACAATTTGTAATGCACTAATTTTATTCATATTATATTTAATTTAAGCAATGTTATCTCCCAAAAATCCCCCGCATAGATTCTATATTATCCTTCGCAGTCTTATCTAGTTCCATGTTTTGAATTATTGGGGTTCCAGTAGAAGTTTTTGTATTCTTTTTAATAGCTTTCTCAAGATCCGAAATCTCCTTCGTTGTCTTAGCCTGACTAGCCTTATTCCAGGTCTTACCTTTCTCAAAAAAACCAGTCTCAAGAAGATAAGCAAGCCTTGAATCAAAAAAGACAGGATCTTCAGCTCTTTTAGCCCAGAGACTATTAGTGATCCTTCCTTTATTATCCTTAACTTCCTTAGTCAGATTCTCGTACATCTTTATTTTCGTCTGCTTATTAATACCAAGACCCAGTATAATCTCATCTATAGTGTTTATAGTATCTTTCAGATCATCCAGTATTCTTTTATTTTCATCGGCTCTTAAAGCAGCACGTTTGTTAGCTTCTTCTTCTTCAGCAGCAATCTGTTCTTTTACAGCTGTTTTAAGTATCGAAAGATATTCCTTAGAATCTTCCACATCCTCTCCAAGATCCAGACTTGTCTGCACAAGCTTGGTTATCTTGGCATCAGTCATGGAAGTGGTAAGCTTATAGTAGTCTTCCAGTACTTTCTTCCTTAAATCAACATTCTCTTCTTTCTCAAGATCCTCAACCTTTATGGCATCAAACTGCGTTTTTAAGTCAACAAGACTACTAGCTGAATCAGCGGCTACACCCTTGCCTATAAGGTTGAGAAACTCTTTATATCCAATGTCAAGATCCTCTTTGGCAGCTTCTATGTTTGCATCTATCTCAGTTTTAATGAGATCTCTTAATGCAGTAGCTTCCCCCGATTCCTTGATCTTATCAATAAAATCTTTCTCATCAAAAGAAGAAATAAGCCCCTGCTGCACCAAGTCCTTAGCAAAGATTACAGTAAAAGGAGCATCAGAAGAAGTTTCAGCAGTTGCTTGTTCGTTGGGAGCAGGGGCTATCTCATCTTTTTTGTATTCAACAACCTTAGCAACAGAATCAACCTGTTCTTCTTTCTTTACATCCTCATCTTGTTTAACTTTCTCTTTTTCAAGAACTGTATTTATATCTAAAACAGGATCATCCTGTTTTTTCTCTTTATCATCGGTAGTCTCTTCTTTTTTCTCTACCTCAGTATCTAATGCCGGAAGAGAATCAAACATGTCATTTATGTCAAGACTCCTATCAAACTCCAGCATGTCTTCTATGCTCTGATCAAACACTCCCTTTGTCATAACTGTAATTTTTACAAAAATAAAATTTCAAATTAGATTATACAAATTTATTAGTATATATTTAACACTGGTATAGCGTAAACTATTATTTTTTATTATATATACAACTATTTTTTAGTTGTAGAAGCTGGTTTATTAGCTATTTTTTTCTTTATCTCCAGCTCTTTCTCTTTCTGGGCTTCTTTAGCCCTATTAGATCTTTTAAGTTCCTCAAGCTGGTCTCTTTTAAGTTGAGTTTCAGCATCATCCGTATCATAAGAGATAGCGTTCTCATTAGAGAAATTCTTCTCCTGATTGATCATCGCCACCTCAATCTTCACCCTGTTATTCTCATCAATCTCATATTTCTTAAGATCTCTTTCTGCCTGCAATCCAGCTTCTCTAGCTTGGATATCAGCCTGTTGAGCTTC